CCGTTCACGCATGTTCATTTTACTTACAAAAAACGGCTCTTGCATTCTGTCCTGCTGGTAAGTAAATCCACTTATATAAGCACTCATTGCCGGAACAGCACTCATAATGTTTTCACTATTTTGTCTTAGTATAGCTGCTGCCTGCCTACTAGGGTCACCATAGTATACAGGCACACGCTGCAACGTTCGTGTACCATCTCTGTCTTTGCCAAATTCAACTTCAAAGTTGCTAACAATCCTCATGAATTGAATCAAGAATCGTCGAATCTGTGCATCATAAAAAAACTGCTGTGCCATTAATTATCTGCCTTTGGTTTAAGTGCCTGACTAAGACTTTGTCTTTCTGTAACCTCGCCGGTATTATTGATATATGTATTAGTGTTGTTTATAAAGCCGCTACGTAGAGTTTGACTATTTGCACCGGGAGTAAGTGTTGTTCTTACATTGTCCTCTATCTTGACCCAACGTCGCCCATCCCATCTAAACAAACGATTTGGCAAGTAATCAGTGCGTAAAGCGTAATCACCTACCAATGGATTACTTGGAAATGCAATACCTGAGTAAACAGGTAATCCATTGGGAGTTTTTCCGTCGCCTGTTAAATATCCTTGCACAGTGGCATCTGGACTCATAGTACCGCCGGCAGCATCTATTATTCCAGTATCACCAGTAACAGTTCCGTCGTCTGCAGTAACACCAGCAGGGTCACCAGGACCGCCCGTGGGGTCAGTTGGTTTTATATAGATATGATCAATGTCATATCCCGAAAACGGTACATTTGTTTCTGCTTCTCTAAGAATAGCGTCATTGATTTCGATATACTTGTTAATGATACTAGAAACAGAACCTAATGTTACATTACCTGTATTGCCGTTTATATCTGTGTCAACTTTGATTTGATTTAATATATCTTTGTATTCTTGACTGTCCGTTAACGGATTGATCTTTACACGCCACAGGTGCGGCCACCAGGTTGCACTGTATCCTTCTGCAGCATTATTACAATCACTGATTACATAATATCGCTTTAGTGCAACTGGTAAACTGTCATCCAATGGATAATAATCTTTGAGATGCATTAGCTCAATTACATCACCAGGCATCAATTTACGTCCTAGTGTAGCAACCATGTCGTTGATGTGAAACACCATGAATAATGTTCCGGTTTGTAAAAACATACCAAATTGGCTCAGATCAAAAGTAACATCTTGTACCTGATATATGCCTCTCATGGCGTACACATCAGAATCGTATTTTCTATCTCTGTTTTCGATGAACAGCAAGTCTTGAATATTTGAAGCACTTTGATTTATGTAACTGGGTTTCGCTGCATCAGTGTAAAATTTTACTGTTGTGTTTGAACTAATTGCACTAGTGGTATTTCCACTTAACGTTACTGTGTTGGCTGTTTTGGCTACAACTGTAGTTCCAGTTGTAACGGCATTAGCAGTTACAAACATTCCCAAATCAATATCGGTTGTTGACGAAAAAGACAATGTAGTGCCAGCAACGGCTTGTGCAGAATTGGTTGTTTTTGTTAAGTTTTGTTCGTTAGTGCCTAAGTACTTGTGAATTAAAATGCCGGTTCCGCCTACAGTGAACATTTCACTGATATTGCGATCCATGTATTTGTAATCGTTAGTATGGGCTCCATCTTTCCAAAGTGATAATCTTGGCACAATCGTATCCTGTTATTTTATATTTAGCGGCAACCCAAATTGACATAAATTAGGTAATACAGTACAATACACTATGAGCGAATTTAATTCAATGCAAGATTGGGACGCAATTGATACACAAATCAAACGTTCGCTCTGGGCATTATACAATCTGCAGCACAAGCGTCAGCTTGAACGTATGTATAAAAATTTATTACATAGTGTTACTGAATTAAGCAGGGCAGATGTGGATAGACGTCGACTTGGGCGTAGTACTAAGTATGACGAGCAGTTGCTAAAAGTACAACGCGAGTTACAAGAATTGCAATCTTGGCTCATGTTTGCAACATTGCTTGACGAAAAACCCAAAGAGTAGTATAATAGCATTTTGCACATCTCAAGGAGCTATCTGTATGGCTACAGCACAAAGCGTAAAAGCACCCAAACGAGCACCCAAAAAAACAAGAGATCCTTTGTTTTCTGATGAAAAGTACACAGGCGGTGAGCCTGTTTGGGACACGGAACGTGCTTTAAAAATGACACAAGCTGAATTTGATCACTTCCTACGTAAGAGTTTTTTCTACTACAACTATTTTTACACACAAAAAGATCTTAAAAAGTATGTAGTCGAATGGATGAAAGACAAATATAGTAAAGCAGAAGTCAGCAAGTTTATACGCAGTGGTGATAGAGCAGTTTCGATCACAGTATGTAGCCTTATTAAAGCTCACACGCAAGGCATGCCGCTTCGTGAAAAAGAGCTCAAATACGTTAAAGACCGCATTTACGAAGTCCTTAACAGCGAAATTGAAGACGAGCCTGTTGTTGAACAAAAAACTGTTGCTCCTGCGGCAGTAAAAACGATTCAAGATCGTCTTAACGAAAAGACAAGCGAGCATCTTGCACACTTTGAAGGTTTGTACGACGACATAATTTTGGGCGGTAATGCTGATCCAAAAGCTTACGACTATTTTGTTTCTAACAACGTTCCGCAAGGTCAATTGGGTAAATTTGAAGATTACATTGATCGACAGCGAATGTATCTGACTGCGGCAATGGACAAAATGGACGAACAATTTGCGGAAGCGTATCGTCATTATCGTGCTGCCGATTACAAACGACATTTTGCTTTTTTAGATGCCATACAAACCGCCATAGATCAATATCGTAATGTTAAAAAAGCTACCAAGAAAGCTCGTGTCAAAAAGAGTCCAAGTAAAGAAAAGCTAGTGGCCAAGCTCAAGTATATGAAGGAAGAAAAAACCTTAAAGCTAGTGAGTATCAATCCTGTTGATATTATTGGTGCACAAGAGTTATGGTGCTACAATACCAAAACTCGCAAACTGTACAAGTACATAGCCGACAGTTTACATGGACCTTTGAGTATTAAGGGAACTAGCCTAACTGGATTTGATGAAACAAAAAGCGTAGGCAAGACTTTGCGTAAGCCAGAAGAAAAGCTCAAAGAGTTTGCAAAAGCAAGTAAGGTGCAGCTACGTAAGTTCCTGGAGGATATTAAAGCTACAGAAACCGTAGGAAACGGACGGTTGAATTTGGATACTGTTCTGCTCAAAGTGCAATAAATACATTGTACTTTAGGAACATGAATGAGTAACTCTTTCACTGGCAATGTAATAGCGGATACAACGTATTATTTTGGCAATGGTGTTTTAAAAACCGACAGCCTTTACAATGCCAATACCGGAACCGGCTCGGGGCATATAGAATATGATCCAGATGCTGAATGGTTAACGTCTTTAAATAAGAAACGTGCAGAAATAACTGATTACATTCGTATGCGGTTGGGCGACGGTATTGTAGACGTAGAGCTTGATAAAGAGCACTACGAAATGGCGATAAATCAGTCACTTCTTAAATATCGTCAACGAGCAAGTAACAGTCAAGAGGAAAGTTACGCATTTCTTAAACTGTATCCCGAAACACAAGAGATTATTCTGCCCAGCGTTGTGATGGATGTAAGAGCAGCGTATCGTAGAGGAATTGGATCAGTGTCGGGCACCACAGCTAGCCAATTTGAACCGTTTGCTTCGGGATACTTAAACACTTATATGTTGGTAGCGGGGCGGGTTGGTGGATTATTAAACTACGAACTGTTTGTTGATTACCAGAAACTGGCTATGCGTATGTTTGGTGGTTACTTGAATTTTACATTTAACAAAGTGACCAAAAAGCTTACTCTAATACGTAAAATTCCCTACGTAGGAGCCAACGCCGATCCCAATGGATTTGAAGATGTACTTCTACATCTTTACAATTACAAGCCCGACAAGCATTTCCGTGGATTCAAGAATATGCCTACAGTTTTGCCAAACGAATTGTGGGCGAAGCGAGAGAAAAGTTTGCTAGTATTGCTGGGCCTCAAGGTGGCACACAATTAAATGGTGCTACACTCAAAGGTGAGGCTCAAGCTGAAATGGAAAAGCTAGAACAAGAATTAAAAGACTACGTGGATGGCAGCTTTCCAATGACTTGGGTAATTGGTTAATTATGAAAATTAAAGACATTATTACAGAACAAAAAGGCGTCCTTAAGGATAGAACAAGAAAAGCCACACGAGGACTCAACAGGTTTACTGATGGCGCCCATTGGAATAGTGATTATACACTCTATAGATTAGGTCTTGCATTGGCCGCCACTGACGGCAAAAGTGTACCAGAAGTCGACGAAGAGTCATGGATTGGTAAATGGAAAATCACTGCTCCGTATAGTCAAGCAGATCAAGACATGCTTAAAATGGCTTACAAAGCTGTAAATGCCGATCACGAAGACATTAACAAAGGCGATTTACGTAGTCAAGAAGGACCAACAATTCAAAAGGATAGCCCAGTAGCCAAACTCAAAAAAAACAAATATGGCGTTTGACTTTTTGCAACAATTAAATTAAAATGCTCCTTAGGGGGCATTTTTTATGATCATAGGCGTAACAGGATTTATAGGTTCCGGCAAAGATACTGTAGCAAACTATTTGGTTGCCAAACACGGATTTGTGAGAGACAGCTTTGCAGGTACACTCAAAGATGCGGTAGCACAAGTATTCGGGTGGGACAGAGAACTGCTTGAGGGTCTAACACCTGAAGCCAGAGAGTGGCGTGAGCAAGTGGATACGTGGTGGGCCAAGCGACTGGACATGCCGCACCTTACTCCTAGATATATGCTTCAACTTTGGGGCACAGAAGTCTGTCGCAGAGCGTTTCATAACGACATATGGATAGCTAGTTTGGAAAATAGACTACGCAAAACTACAGAAGACATTGTTATCAGCGATGTTAGATTTCCTAATGAAATAGCTGCTATTAGAAAACATGGCGGTATCTGTGTATTGGTCAAGCGCGGTAAATTACCTGAATGGTATGAATGTGCTCTTACAGAAAATACCACACACGAAGATAGGCAGTGGCTATTAGAAGATGCAGGGCAGCTTATGCCGCAACGTTATCCTCGAGTACATCACAGCGAATGGGCATGGATAGGGCAAACTTTTAACCTTGAACTTGATAACAACGGAACTGTAGAACAACTATATGAACAAGTTAATAATCTGCTACCAGTGGGCTTTCACGCCAAGTAGTTTTTCCGTTATTTAACTCAATTCTACAGTTTGCACAAACACAGCGCAAATTTGACCAAATATTATTCTTTAAATTACCATCTATATAAAACACAAAAATCTGATGCGGTGTTTTTGCAATAAAGTTGCAACGTTCGCAGACCAATTTTTTCTTGTATCCGGTTCGAGTCCAGCCTGGTAGTTCCTTTACTCGCTTGCCTTTTCTAGCGCAACTGGCACAAATACGCCTATAATAGATTTTATTTCCCGAATGATAATTTACAGCAGCTAAATTACCTTTACACAAAGTACATAACGGTCTATCCATGCTAGTATTTATAAGTAAAACCTTTTAAAGGCACCGCATATCTGCCCAAAATAGTACGCTTTTAATAAATACTACAAAATGTTTTGTTAAAGGATAAAAACATGGCACTAGTATCCGCAGGTATTGAAATTACCGTTACCGATGAAAGTCAATATGTACCAGGTGCAGTTGGTACCGTACCGCTTATTATAATGGCAACCGCCCAGGATAAAACCAATCCTTCAGGCGGTTCAGCCACAGACACAACTGCTGCAAGAGCAGGTAAACTATTAACGTATTCAAGTCAACGCGAACTGATCGCAGCAATGGGTTATCCTAGCTTCCAACAAAGTGCAGCAGGTACTCCGTTGCATGGAGACGAAAGAAATGAATATGGTCTTATGACAGCCTATAGCATTTTAGGTAACGTCAACAGAATTTATGCAATCCGTGCAGATGTTGATCTAAACGAGTTAATAGGAACCAGTGTCCGACCAACTGGCGCAGTAGCAGATGGCACACATTGGATGGATTTGACCGAAAGTGTCTGGGGTATCAATGAATGGGATGCAATTAACAGCGAGTTTACTCTCAAAACACCATTATTAATTACTAGTACAGCGGATCAAACTTTAAGTAGTGGCATCTATGTACCAGATAGCGACATTGGACAGATTGGTAGCTATGCAGTAAGTTTTGGAACTGGAAGCAATGCAATCTTGTTTTATAAAAACAGAAGTAACACCTGGGTCAGAATTGGCACAGACGCATGGGCACAAAGTTGGGCTACAATCAAAGGTACAGTTAGCTTTGCAACTAGCTCTACAACTGCCATTGCTGCGAGTACACCAGCAGCGGCATTGACAATTAACGGAACTACAGTTACGGTTGGTAATACCGGTTCGGCAAGAACTATTGCACAAGTCGTGTCTGCAATTAACAGTGCAGCAATTACTGGAATTAGTGCGGCTTATATAGATAG